AAGAGAAGGCACGAACCACATAAGAGCTCTAAATTGACAGCTATTGGTTCCTAAGGCCACTGCCGTTTAGTTTTTTCTATGCTCAAATGCCGTTAAACACTGCCTTCGATATCAGCAGCCTGGTGTGTCCTTATTTGGATCTTATACCGTACTACTTCTTACCGTTGGTATTGTTTGTTCTGCATACTTGCTTTGAACGAACTTACCGGACCAGGACCTTGGTGAACCCAACATCCCGATGTTATATTTATTAAAGCTGTATCCCTGGAGGAGCCTTAATAATACCTGTTAATGCACTGAGATAGTGCTCTGCAATACCCCGCTCTGAAGCGGAATATGCAACAATGACCGATCGATTAAACACGACTGGTTTTTCATGGTCGGCGCTGAGAATTAAATTTTGTATTCCCAACTGACCATTTTGTGGATTAATAAAAATCACACAGGGTTTTAAAAGTGTGAGGTCATTGGCTGTCACGCTGGTAACTTTGCCAATGACCTCTTCACCGGTGACCAATTTGAGAGTAATTGGTAGACCAACTTCAGGGGTTGTACTTGAGGTGTTTATTAACATGAATATACTTAACGATTAAAAGTCGACCATGTCGAATTTTACGTCTTCAGCTCTGGCAGTCACGCCACCAATTTGATAACTAGAAACTGTTCGCTCGAAGAAGTTAGTGTGGCTGTCCATGTCTTGAAGATCCATGAACGGGAATGGATTCTTGCCGCCGAATCTATGAGCAATGCCCAATCGTTCTAGTCTAAGGTCTGCACAGAACTTCAAGTATATTTCCATGTCTTGGCGACTGAAGCCAGCGACGCCCATTTGTAATGTGTCATCAGCAAATAGTAGCTCGCACTGGATTGCATCACTCAACATTTCTACAATCTGTGCTTCCAACTCATCAGTCCACAAGTGCGGATACTCTTGACGAACTGTGTCTACTATGTCAAAGCCAACATTCATGTGCAGACTTTCATCACGGAAAATCCAGTTAGTGGCACTGGCCAAACCGTGTAGCAGTCCTCTGCTACGCAGGAAGTAAATGTAGGCAAATGCACCCATGAAGAACAAGCCTTCAACTGCGGCGGAGAATGTAATCAAGTTTAGTAAGAATTGTTGTTTCTTTGCATCAGTGTCTAATACATCAAGTTCACTGATGCTGTCGATCCACTTGAAGCAAAAGTCTGCCTTGTGCTTGATGCTGGGAACATTTTTGATTGCATCGAACGCCTGTGCTCGATCTGCTTCGTCTGGTAGGTAGTTATCTATTAGAGTTAGGTAAGCCTGAACATGCAATGCTTCTTCAAAAATCTGGCGGCTGTAATACATTCTAGCTTCTGGACTATTGACGTGCTTGTATAGATTTAAAACTAGATTATTTCCCACCACACTATCGCCAGTGGCAAAGAACGCCACAAGACGACTGACCACATGTTTTTCGCTTTCGGTGAGTTTGTCTCGTAGGTCGGCAACATCGGTTACCCAACTGATTTCATCCACTGTCCAAGTATTTTTAATGGCGTTTTGATAGTGTTGGTAAAATTGTGGGTAGCGCATAGGGCGCAAAGTTAGGTGGAAACCTGGTTCTAAAATCATAATATTCTCCGAATGGGTGACTTACTTACAGCGGTGGCAATAGATATAATATGCTACATTAATAGCTTATCGTTTAATTTTTGCGCCACCAAACAAACTAACATCCATGTTAAGGGCGTTGTCTGTGGGTTTTACTTTTTTGGGTTTGGGGGATTTAGCCTTACCGCTTCGGTAAGGATTGGTAACGTGAGGATTAGGAATTGCGGCAATGTCTCCGGCCACCACAGAACTAACTGTGCCCACGGAGACATCTTCTAATAAATCTTTAATCTTCATGACAATACTTATACAGAATCAAGTACAACTTTCACATACTTCAGGATTTTCTGTGTCAACCACTGCCACGGCAGCAGTGGTGGCCGATGAAATCTTATTGATAGATGTAGCTGGTTTACTGCGTAGATAATATGTAGTCTTTACACCTTGTTCCCAGGCGTACATGTACATGGCACTCATCTTTTCAATCTCAGGAGTGTTCATAAACAAGTTTAAACTCTGAGATTGGTCAACGAACAAGCCACGACTCACTGCCTGATCAATTAACGCACGTTGTTTAATTTCCCAAGCAGTTTTATAAAGTTCTTTAAGGTCATTGGGTATCTCTACAATGTCCTGCACACTGCCAGTGGCACGGATCTGCGACAGTACATGCGTGTTCCAAATACCACGTGACTTTAAATCATTGATGAGATATTTGTTGACCGTAATGAATTCGCCACTGAGTGTTTCACGTTTAAAGATGTTGCTGATCTGTGGTTCAATACATTCGTTGGCGCCGCAGATGCCGCTGATTGTGGCTGTGGGAGCAATGGCAATCAATAGACTATTGCGTAGTCCGTGAGTCTTGACTTCTTCACGCAGGTCGTTCCATTCTTTATCAGCTATTACTCGATCAGTTTTGGACAGATCGAATTGGAATAACCCCTTGGCAGCATGTGTCTTGTTAAAGTCACGATGGGCACCGGATTTCTTAGCTAGGTCACAGCTGGTTTTAAGAGCGGTATAATAGATCTCTTCTTGAATCTTGCCAGCTAGTTCCACAGCCTCAGGACTGTCAAAAGGAACACGTAGTTGGAACAACATGTCTTGCCAGCCCATTAAGCCCAGGCCCACCGGACGCCAGTGATTATTACTGTTTTTAGATTCTGGCACTGGATAGTAATTGCGATCAATCACACGATCCAAGAACTTGACGGCCACTGCCACATTCTTACGCAGTTTCTTATAATCGACTTTGCCTTCGGCAGTCACGTGCCTGGCTAGATTAACTGAACCTAGGTTACACACCGCCACTTCGCCATCAGTCATTACTTCTAATTCATCGGTAGTGGCGTCGTAACCAGTGACACGACTGCTGGTTGACATCTCCGGAGTATACTCCGAACGTTTGATTTTTTCTTTTCTGCCAGCAAATGTTGGCTCAACAATCTCTGTGCAAAGGTTACTGCTATGCACAACATAGCCGTCCACTGCGCTGTTGCAACGAGTATTGCATGTATCTTTAAACGTCATCCAACCATTGCCAGTTTCGGCCAATGTTTTCATCATACGTGCATAGATCTTACGTGCAGGAAATTGTCGGGCAAACTTGCCTTCTTGTTCTAAACGAACATACTCTGCTTCAAACTCATCGCCAAACAAATCGCTCAACTTGGGAGCAACCACTGGATCAAACATACTCCACTGACCGTCATCTTTGACACGTTTCATAAACAGGTCTGGAATCCAGTTGGCCAAGTTTAAGTTATAGGCTCGCTTCTCACGGTCGCCGGTGTTGTCACGCAGTTCGAGAAAGTCTAAGATATCCGGGTGCCATGTATCTAGATAAACACAGGCTGCACCCTTGCGTTTGCCACCTTGGTTCACTGCGGCCACGTTGGAACTTAGGCTGTGCAGGAACGGAACAATGCCGTTACTCTTGCCATTGGTGCCTTTGATCAGCGATCCGCTGCCACGCACACGACTGTAAGATAGTCCAATGCCGCCTGCCCACTTGCTGAGTAGTGCAATGTCACTGCGACGCTTTTCAATGTCCATGAGATCATCTAATGGGCTGTCCAGCAAATAACAAGAGCTCATTTGGCTGTGACGTGTGCCACTGTTGAACAGAGTTGGAGTACTGGCCATGTACTCTAGACTGGACAGTAGATTGTAAAGTTCCACTGCTTCTTCCACAGTTTCTGCCAAGCCGCAACTGACACGCATGAAGAAATATTGCGGTGTTTCTAATACACTGCGCTTCTGCGGATGCTTTAAAAGGTAACGATCATACACAGTGCGGATACCATAATAGTCAAACAAATCGTTACGTTCCGGTTTGATTGAATAGTTTAGTTTTCTTTTATTGGCCTGCACAAATGCCATTACTTCGTCACTGACTAGGCCAGCGTCGTGTGTGGCCACAATACTTTGACTGAAGCTTTCGATGTCTTGTGTACTGACTTCTTTGTCAATATATCGGCTCAGTAAGCGTGATGCCACACGAGTGTATTCAGGATTTTCTGCAATGAAGCCAATGGCTGTTTGAATGCTCAACAGATCTAGTTCAGCTGTTGTTACACCATCATACATTCCGCCCACGGTTTTAATTGCAATTTGATAGGGGTCTACTTGATCTAACCCACCACAGGCATATCCCACTGCTTTTGTAATCTTGTCAAGATTGACATCTTCAAATCCACCGGAGCGTTTTTTAACTTTCATATTTTTT